AAATGTATTAACTTCATATGTTGTGGACGATAAAGATTTACCGTAGCCAGCCATATCACTGTAAAAGTAAGAATTGTTTGAGTTTTGGTTTACAGACATACTGTATAATATACTGTCTACATCATCTCTTGGAGCACCTGTAACTTCAATTGTTTCAAACATGTTTAAAAATTGTTGTTTGAATACATTATAATCAAGTGCATTTTTTCTTATAGATTTAATTACATTTGTTTCACTGTCAACTAGTCCAAAAATTGCAGGTAATAAACTACCTTGGTGTTTTACATAACGTGTTCCTGATTTATATAAATTAGGAATATCTCTAGCATTTGATGTGTTGTTAAACTTACCAGTAACATTAATATTATTACTAAAAATAGTTCTAACATGATCAGTTACACTACCTAAAGTAAATGTAGTTAGGTCATTATTTTCACTGTTGTTAGTTAAGTTTATAGGCGCTTCGTAAAATCCAAACTGTGTAGGTACTTCATCAGTAGTAATTTTTATAGTAATTCTTTCGTCTGATGGAATAAGTTCTACAGGATTTATATATAATCTTTTACCGTCATCACTTTTTGTTGTAGTAAATCCTGTATTAGGTTTTAGTACCGTTCCAGCATACTCAACAATAATATCTTTTGCTGTTAGGTATAGTCCTGGATTAGTAATTGCTGTAACTTCAATTAATGTTGTAATGGCGATTGTATCATTAAGTTGTATAACTTTTTGTCTAGATTTAGTATCAACTAAACTCCATCCTGATTCAAATGTGCTTTCAGTTAAACTTTTGTTTACTTTAACAACACTGGCCGCTGTGTCTTGTAAAACATTTCCGTCAGTTGTAGAATATACAAAACTATCATTATCCCAATCAAAGTTGAAACAAATATCACCAATGTTATTAACATTTTGATATGAAATTGGAAATCCTAAAATAGTATCGTTTGCGCCGGTTCCTTGTTTGTAACTTAATAGTTTGTTACCAACAAAATTTTGTACGCCATATTTTGTGTCAGTAAAACTAACACCGTTATTATCAAATAATTCAAACATCGGTGCTTGGTTAATTGTAGTTTTTTGTTGTCCTTTAATCCATGTTGTTCCATTAAAGTACCAACTAGTACCTTTGTTAGTTACACCGTTAGTAACAACAATACCTGTATTAGTTAAACCGCTTTCAACTTCTTTTAAACGCAATCTTGACTTTCCGCCATGTGTTACAAACGAAACTTCATAAATCTTTCCTGCTACAGTGATGTCAGGGTCTGCTGTAAATGTAACACGCATACCTGTTGTTAAATCAATTTGGTCAACGTAGTAACCTATTTGACCTTCAACTTCACTAAATGCATCTGTTGTAACTGTGTCAATTACATCAATGTTGCCTAAACCTTGTGTAGCAAAATTGTAAAGTTGCATGTTAGGCCTAAATTCAATAATAGGCCGTTTAGCACGTTGAGTTTCATCTAATACAATATTAGTATTATTGTACTTGGCTGTTGCTTCGATAACTTCTTTGTGAAACCATCTGTTATATCTTGACCAAGGATTCTTATCAATACTTGCTCTGTTAATACTAACATACTCCGGAGTTACTGGTGTACTTTCTCCATCATCATATGGAGTGTCATCAAAACTATCTACATCAAACTCATAATCAAAATTTTGACTATAACCTTCTGGTGTATCAAACTCTGTTACTGGAGTAAGTGTAATTCCTGTTCCAACACCTTCAACATAATAATTTTTGTTTTTATATTTTGACGGTGATACATTTCCTGTAAAATTAACTTTTAATCCGTTAGTAAACACAACTCCATTAGAACTTGTATACTCTGTTTTACCTAAAACTTCTGTAGGAATATCAATGTTTAACTCATCAACTGCATCTTTAATTTCAAAAATACCTTGCATTGATTGATGATTAGCACAGGCATAGTAAAGTATGTCTGGTGCACCTTTTGGAATAGTAAACACAACTGTTCCGTTATCAGTACCGTTGTCTGTAACTCCATCAGTGTATAAATCTGTGTTACCTGTAGTTTTTGCAATTTTAATATTAAATGGATGTCCTGGTGCATTTACTTCAAACTTATAAGTTGCTCCTCTAAACAATTTAATTACAGGGTTCTTTGAACTACCATCTGGCGTAAACACATAAGCACCCGAACTATCATTAGTAACAGTAAATGCACTTATGCTACCTTCTGCTAATCCCGTAACTGTTACTGGACTAGGACCTTGTGGCAACCAATAGTACTGTCTATAGTTTGCAATTTTATCAAAGTCGATATGTGGGTTCCAAGCATAATATTTGCTAGAAAATAAGTTGTTATGATTTTTTGTTTCGCTGTTAAAAAAATCTAACTGATTTAATAAATCGTCATATGTTGCTAACCATTCTGTCCTATCATCAAAATCATCTCTAATTACAACACTAGGTAATAGGTTATAACGTCTGCGATTAGATGTTGGTTCAGTAAGGTATCTATCCTCTGGCTTTACTGTTGGAGAATATCTACTTCCAACAAAACCGTTAATTTTTTCTAATTGACCTTTACTAATAAGTGTGTCAAATGTTGCTCCAAGAAACTTTTTATTTGCTTCCGTTCTAAAAAACATCGGAAGTAAATCAGCACTATTTCTAAACTTATCTTTGTTGTCCCTGTTAACAGGAGCATTGTTGTTGTCACTATATGCCATTAGTAATTAGAACCTCCGCTACTAGTGGTGTTGGTAGTACTTGTTGTACTTGTAGTACTTGCTGTACCTGTTGAAACAGTATTAGTTGTTGTAACTGTGTTTGTTGATGTAACTGCAACTGTTCCTACTTGTTCAACACTGCTAACAACATTGCCTGATGCTTGTAAATTACTTGCTGTTACACTATCGATAATTTCTATATTATCAACAGTAGCACTGCTTACAAAAATTTCATCTGCTTTGCTTTGTATTTGAAACAACGATCCAAAACTTTGTCCGTTACTTCTAGGTACAATAACCATATTTGCTAGGTCAGGTGCAAGATTATTATGTACAAATGTTGCTAGTTCTGAAAAGTAAAATGTGTCTCCAAAATCCCAATTACTTACATTAAAGAATGAATTAATTGCTTCGATTACACCGCTTTTCAATTGGTTATCACTAATAGTGCTGTTTGGTCCTCTTACAATTTTAAATTGTGCTTGAAGATCTGTATCAGCAGTGGTTCCAAATAATGGTCTATATTTTACTGAATGGAATATTAATGTATCACTTATTGATTTCATTTTGTTTAATTCAGGTTCAAATTGACTTCTAAGTTGTTCAGAACTTGGTGCTAATGGTCGATTTCCTCCATTTGAAAGCCATGTTCTAAAGTCATTGTCATATGACTCTGTTAACATATAGATGTCTATTAAATTAGTTTTACTAGGATCTAATCTTCTATCATTTTCTGCATTGTGAATATATTGGAATCTAATATCTGATCTTCCAGGTTTTGCAAAATATGTGTTGTTTAAATCTAATACTCCTCTAGTTGCACTATAAGACTTAATAACATTTTCTGTAGAACTATAAAAATAAAATAGTTGTCCGTCGCTATAATCTGCAAGTGCTGGAATACTTGTTTCTTTATCAAAAATTATAAAATTACTTGCATCTACTTTTTTAGCAACTGTATAATTTCCAACAACAGTATTTTGAAAGAATACAAATTTGTCTTGATATCCTCTAGCATCAGTTGATTCTGGTGCAACTACATTTATAAAACTATCTGGATCATCAATCATTCCGTCATCGTCTGAGTCGTATAAGTTTACTTGTACTCTATTTGTATCTTCAAATCCGTCTGTGTTTCTAATTGCTCCAGTAATTTCCCATGGATAATCTTTTGTTAAGATTGAACTAAGAATTGGATCTTCATTTACTTTAAGAATTTTAATTTGATCTTTAATTACTGATCCTGTTTTAGGATCATATGTTTTTCCTGTAGCATCAACATAAAATTGTACAAGGTCTTGACTTTCAAATCTATAATCTAATCCTCTGTATGAAACTGTGTATGTTTCACCGTCAGTTTCAAATAGTACAAACCAACTCTTGTCTGCTTTAGTTCCTGATAAATCACCTTCTCTATCTAAACTAAATGGATCTAATGTATTAGCATTAGCGTTAGCAATAATTTTCCATGTTAATGTAGATTGATCATAACGTAGTCCAAAGTTTTTATTTGCAAATACTAAGTCAACTATTTCTGTTTCAATATCACTTGGTAAGTCTGTTACTATATTAGGTACAATCTCACTTGGTATTGCTAGTGCTGGTACTTTCTCTGTAATTACAATTGGTCCTGTTCCGTTATCTAATGCACCTAGTCCACCGTTAGATCCGTCACCAATAACATTTGCAACTTTGACCCAAATATAATCACTAGTTAATTTTGTTTTAGTTGTTGTAAGTTCTCCATTAGGTAGAAAATATCTACCACTTGGTGGAACAAATTTAATCATACTATCAGTTGCAATAAACCTAAAGTTGTTTCCTGTAAATGAACCAACTGTAATAGGTGCGTTATTCACTGTGTTTCTAAAATATCCTGTTGATCCAAGACTTGTGTCTGTTGATTTAACCCAATCAATGTTTAGTCCTGCTGTTTGTATCCTAGGAAATTTATCATAGTAAAAACTTTTAGTTCCTATGCCTGCAATAATAGGTTCGATATTATTTCTTAAAACACCTAATACATCATTTCTTGTACTAAATGTAAAATTAAAATCTATTTCGTAATCATTTTTATAAAGTATTCCATCATCAGCCATTATGTTTGTGCTAGAATATTTTCCAGTTGGATCTTTAATTTCATACTGTCTTGAAATACCACTACTTGCTCTGTTTACTGCTTTTGATTTAACAACTTGTGGATTAGACGTTAAAGGTAAAGTGTTATAGTCTTCACCTGTAATCATTCTGTTTTGTGTGTAATATGTTTGAGGCGCATTGTTTCTAATACTAGCAACACTTTCTGTAGCACTAGCATTTGTAACTGTAGACTGCAACGCACATTGAACTGTTAGTGTATTTCTTTGTCCACTTTTTGAAGTGTAAGGAATATCAACAATAATATTTTGCATGTCTGCTGGTCTAATTGTATATGTTAAACCATTTGAAACTCTGTAGTAAACTCTAAATGAACCATTAGGTAAATCACCAAATGTTCCATCTGCAAAATTTAAACTAACTTTGTCTTGGTCTCTTGAAATTACAGAATAAATTTTTCTATTATCTTTTGCTTCTGAATTATAAACAGCGTTTGTTCCAACAACACTATCAAGTTTTGTCCATTGTTGTATATAGTTTCCAAATTGATCTAATTCCCATAACCAAACATCATTGTTATTAATGTTAGGTGTGTTTAAATTAATTACTTCATTGTTAGAAGGATCTGAAATTGAAAACGGTGAAGTATAAGTTTCACCTTGTTTAAAGTTTAAAAAGAATCCTGTGTTTTCTGAACTATTACCTCTTTTATCATTTCTATATAATAATCCTAATGTGTTTCCTGGCAATGGAGTTTCTTCAACTATATTACCTTGAGTTAAATTAGCACTTACAATATTAAATGATGTTTGTAACCCTGCAACAGTTTTACTAAATTTATATGTTGGAATATCTGAATTAGTTGTATTAACTTTGTATTGATCTGTTTGAATTCCACCAACTGCATCACTAGCATTTGGTTTTCCAAAAACAGTTGTTCCTTGGAAACTGTTATTCATGATTGTATTGATCTGCTCTAACCAGTTTACATTTGAATCGTCATTCCATAAAATAAATCTATTACGTAACTGTGTTCCATTGCTGTCAGTTAAATTCTGTGTGGTTTGTATTCCTGTAATTTTTAATAGTCCTGTAGCACTTTGGTTACGTTTATTGTTATAACCTACTAATCTTGCAAGACGCAATACACTTTCTTTTTTCTGTGCTGTTTCAATAAAGTTTTCTCTAGCATTTAAGTCAACTCTATAAGATAAACTTTGCCCTAAAAATGCAATTACATCAATTAATGCAAGATATTCACTTGATTCAATATAATCGTTAAAATCTTCTGGATAATTTTTACGTAAGTAATTAATCATCGTCCTACGTATAGTAGGGAAATCGTAAGAACTAAAGTCAGCATCAGTGAAAGATCGATAGATCTTACTCCAATCCTGGTTTACTAAAAGTGAATTTTGTCTATCATAACTTGCCATGCAAATATTTACCTTAAATTATAAACTGCGTATTTTATTTTATGCCATCGATAAGCCACTATTTCGATCAAACGTATATACCATTTGTTCTAGTTGATTGTAGTCTTTAAAGTTAATTTCAATAACAATTTGTACACCAGTTTGCTGTTCAAAAATTGAAATATTTTCAACTAAAACCCTTGGATCTGATCTAAGGACTTCTTTAACGTCATTTTGTAATAATTCAGTTGTTTCTTCTGTTAACGGTTCGTGTATTAGATCCCATATAATACTACCAAAATTTGGATTGTAGATCTTCTCACCTTTTCTAATATTAAAGTGATTCAACAAATCCTGTTTGATTAAGTTTATATCGTATAATGAAAAACTCTTACTATCGTCACTAACCGTACTCGTGCCTTTGTAAATTTGACTAGTTTGCTGTGTTTGAACTACGTCTGTTTTTCCGTCTACATTGATTTCTTTATACTGTGCCATACTGCTATTTACCCACTTTACTGACCACTGGTTTCTCTATCTGTATTAGACGCTGTAGTTTCTATACCATCGCCTGCTTCATGTCCCGGCCACGGTTCATGCATAGGTATACGCTTCATTATACTAAACAATGTACTGTCTGATTGATAGTATGCTTCGTTCCACGGTTTGCTAGGATCAGTAATTGGATTTTCGTAAACACCAAATTCAGCACCATTTGCTCCTCCACTTGCACTTGTATCAAAAGGAAATGGTATGTTAGTTGCTAACGCACTTAACACAATAGGTAGTGCTGGTGGTTGAACAGGTCCAGGTAAGTTTAAGTGTACTGCACTTGTTCCATCTATGAACACAGTTTGAGGTGTTTGTATATTAATGTTGTCTGCAATAGTTTGTAAATTAATAGAACCTGTAATACTTGTTGCATTAACTTTTCCTTTAGCATGTATCTCAATATTACCAAGCATAGGTCCTGCAACATTTGTATCTATTTTAATATCGCCATGTATAGTTTTAGGAATAACTGGTGGAATAATTTCCCAAAATAATCCCGGAGACGGTGGAACTTTAACACCAGGAGTATTTGGAACCATATTTTGTTGTAATGCTTTATAAAATAATGTACCAAATATTACAGTTTCGCCTTTGTAATATGTTCTTCCTGGATTATATGTTTGTGCATTCCAAATTTGATTTTCTAGTACGTTTGTTTTAATTTCTAAACCAGTACCATGACTTTGACGCATTCCGTACTGCGAAACTATATCAATCTCTCCTGATCTAATGTTTGTATTAATTTTGTTTGAGATGTTTAGATTAGTTGTATTCATACTTAGATTATTAGTGGACATTGTCATATTTGTACCTACTATATCTAAAGATCCTCTTGAATCTATTACAGTATCCTGTTTTCCAATTAGTCTTAATTGTTCTGCTTCAATTTGTGTTCTTTCAATACCTTTAATGTTGAGGTGTCTACCTGCTTCAAAATTAAGATCTCTATCTGCACGGAAATTAAAATCTGCTTCACTATGAATACTAACACTATCTTTAGCATACATATCAATCTTACCGTCTTTGGTCATTTCGATCCAAGCAGTACCATTTTGATTACCAATGTAAACCATCTCTGATGTATCATGAAATAATATTTGTGCGCCTTTACTTGATCTTATTCTTACTAGATTGTTGTCTCCTCCAGTGTCGCCATCATCCATAACAAATGTATGACCACCTAATCTTGTTAGGTTCATAGGTTTTTTAACAACTACTCCACCTTCGTCCATATATGGCGTAAGATCCTGTGATTCCCCTACTCCTCCTGGAGTATTAAATCCAATCATTTTAGAATCATTATCTCTAAGAATAGACGATGTTGACGATCCTCTAATTGTGTCTACTAACAGTCCTTGTTTTTTTAAAACTTTTGCAAAAGGATGAATTGCACGTTTTGCTTTATCTGTAGTTACACGACCATCGTAGGTACTAGCATTTTTTTCACTTGCTGGCATTCCAACAGGACTAGCATATTCGTCTAGGTCTGCTTTTTTACCAGTAACTTGATCACTACGTGCTGGCTCTGGAATAGTTTGTCCTAGTCCAGGTGGCATAATAGAACCTAACCAAACTCCTCTAGTTGAATCTTTGTTTGGTGTTGCTATAATACCTCTAGTACCAATTTGCGGTGTAGGTACAACCATACCACTTGCTGTTTGAGTGTCTTCAAACGAATCAATATTATCTCCACCAGCATTAGCAGGTTTATATGAAGCATGAGGACTCAGCATCATAACTTCAACTTCACCTTGGTCATTGTAGTCATTTCCTATACGTACAACTCTAATAGTACCTTGACCACCTGTACCTGTTACTTCTGCTTCAGATATGCTAGAAAATAAACCAAACTCAAGTTCTGATCTATCTTTAGGTCGTTGTACCCTGTTGGTTTTTTGACTTTTTAGAAAAACTCCACTCATGTAATGATTCCTTGTGTTCCGTCTGTAGTATTTTTAACTTTTGTAAGTGTACTCTGCACCGGAGTTGATATTTTACTAATAGATTGAGTAATTACGTTGTCAACCGGAACACCACCTAAACTTGCTACTTCTGTTACTGCTCCAACAACTTCTGTTGCTGATGAAATTGCATTTGATACACTTGTAATTTTTGAAGATAACTCATCTGCAGAAAACGATGCTACATCACCAATCTCGCTAATAACTTCTTCTCCGTCGCTTTTATTTTTTGAAATATCTGTTCTACCATCGCCTGAAACTTTTGGTTCACTAAATTTACTTAACAATTCTAATAATCCTTGAGGACTACTTGGTACACTAACACCACTTGCTTGTTCTGCTAATCCTACAACAAAACTTACAGGGTCTTGTGCAATTGACTGTGCTTGTGCAATACCACTTTGTACTCTACCAGCCGCATTTGATATTTCACTAGTGAATTGTTTGACTCCTTTTACTACAGATTTACTTGCACTAATAGTTGCATCACCAACAGAAGTTGTTCCTGTTGCTTTTGCAGAGTCTATACGATTTGCAACTTCACTAGCATTACTAGGAATTTTAACAATAACAGGCTTGTTGTGTTTTGCTAATTCAGCCTCTGATGCTGGCTTGCTGTTTTCATTTACTATTTGTTTATAAAATTCTGGCATTTTATGTACTTCCTGTTACACCTTCTAAAGTACCATACTCATAATAGTCTTCAGGTTGATTTTTCTTTCTTGCTAATCTTAGTGTTTGTTTAAAAACTCCTTCACTAAAGTTATTACGCACATTAAAGATTTCAAATACACCACTGTATTGATCTCTTTTTAATTTCATTTCAAATTTTGAATTTTCTTTATCACCAAGTTCTGATGCTGTTGGTATATCTTCAGGGTATCGAATATTTAATATTACGTGAGGTTCACGAGTAAATGTATTCATTTCGCCGTCTTTGGTTAGAATATCTCCTGCGGAAACTTGTGGTCGATCTGTTATTCCGCTTCCAACAATATATACAGGATCTCCTATAATATCGATATCACTCAAAATTAGATGTCTTTCAAACGGTGGATTATATAAAAAATCTTGAAATATTACACCTATTGCATTTCTATTATTTGGCCCTTCTCTATAATTTAATCTACCAACAGGAGGAGTTGGAGTAAAACCAGATTGTCCATTAACATTTGTTTGAATTGCATCTTCTATAGTTTCTAAAAATGTGTTTGTAGTTTGTTCTGTACCATCTTGTTTTATAGGTTTAAATTTAGGAGGATTTATCAATAACGGGGTTGTAAATAAATTATTATATCGTATGTTGTAACTTAATACATCTAGGTTCTTTCCTGTATAGATATAATTGTATTCACGTATTGCTTTCTTTTTTAACTGCTCTGTTGTAAATTGAATATTAATACCCGGCATTGAACTATAATGTATCTCAAACGGTGAAACAACATAGTGATATTCATATACATATCTCATTCTTAAAACATCATATCCAATTACATAACTTATTACTTCTGTTTTGAACCATGGAATCATTTCTGTAGATTGTATTTTCGATAATTCTCCTGGTTGTTTAAAGATGTCCATGTATACACTATTTGTAATCATAGTATCAATAATAGTCATCAAGTTACTACCTTTTCTAAATGACCATGCTTCGCCGCGACTTTGTAAATTGTATCCACCTTCTTTGCCGCCATTCTGTAACCATTTGTCGTATTCTTTTGCCAGTGTGTCAAGTTCTTTTTCTGCTTTGACTACTGCTTCATTCAAACCAGCAATTTTTGGAGATAGTTCTATAATTTTATCTCTTTGTACGGCTACTTCTGCCGCTTCTGCCGCAGTTAATACAGCCTGAGTAGGAGGGCCATTTTGGCCACTTGATTTTCCAGTACCTAAGTTTTTCAATTTATCTGCTATACTAATTGCATAATTTTTCTGTTCGTCAACTTTTTTCTTTACTTCGTCTGGCTTTTCTAATAAAGATGCTGTAGGATCTTGTAACTTGTCAGGTTTAACTTGATCTTCTTTTAGTTTAGTTTTAGCAATATTATACAATGCTTGTCTTGCACTATCTAATGCACTGAGTTCAGTCTCAAGTGCTGATTTGGCTGTTCTTAATACTGCCTCTGCGGCTTTCTTTTGATCTTCTCGTTCTTGTTTTTCGTCTTCAAATGATTTAATCTTAAGTGCTCCAGAAGGCAATACTGAATCATTTAGCCCTGAGCCTCCTATTCTATTTCCTCCTGCTAATCCAACAGTTGGGCGTCCTTCAAATGCACTGTTGTCTGTCCAAGTTTTTACTTTACTTTTCCAGCCTGATGATAAACTGTGAAGTGTTTTTCCGTTTGATGGAAAATTTCCACCGTATCCGTCTGCAAACCAAACATAATATTCGTTAGGCATACAATAGCCTATTGGAACAGTAACTCCGCCCGCACCTCGATCTACTTGATCCCATAATTGTGAGTCATTCAGTCTTTTTTCTATGGCCGCTTTTTGATCTGGATCATTGTCAACATCTTGCTTGTGTTGTAACATTCTTTTTGCTTCAAATATAGAATGTTTTAAAAATACACTAGAAGTAATACTTTCAACAGACTCTACCTTATTAACACGCGGAGTTACATCATCAAACAATGTATTATAAACTGCTGTAGTTGCTTGAGAATTAAATCCTAAAAATTTTACAGTATATCTAGCACCTGCTTCAGTAACTTCCATTTCACTGTTTTGTATTTTGATTGGAAGGTATCTAGTTGTAAAGGGTGGAGTTACTGCTCTGTCACTTTCTGCATCTCTACCTATAAACGAAATTACTAATAAAAACGGAGCATCAATGTAGTCAGGATGTCCGCTGAATCTAGAGGAGTTAAAAAGTTCTCTATAAAATTGCGATACACTGTGAGGTTCAACAATTTCAAACGATCCTGTGGTTAAGTTACTATTACCCATGTCATTAATACCGGGTCTAGTTTCAAAATCTAAATTTTCTATAAACAAATCTTTGTCTCTAGAATCGCCTTGTGTTACATCACGTTTGTAGGAACCTGCTTCATATGTTTGACCATTTTCACGTGAATATCCGCCACTTTTTGCAACTATATAAAAATCTTTATTTTCAACACCATTAGGATTTATAATTTTTCCTTTGTATGTTGCTGGATCGTTTATTTGATCAGTTGACACTGAAACAAGAGTAATAATATAGTTGTAACTGTTTAAATCATGTAGTGCATTATGTCTTCCTTCAACCTCTGGGTAAAAATTTTCCCATTCCGCATTAGCATTTATAGCAAATCCTGCATCAGGACCATTGTACATTTCACTGCTAGACTTTTCCTTGTAAATAGATGGTCCAGGTCCTTTATCAGAAACTGTATCTGAGTTGTTATTAACATTAGGAGAAACTTTAGTTGATCTCTTATACTCTGTATCATCAGTTCCTCCGGAGTATACTTTTTTAAATTCTTCTTCGTCGTCAATATAGTTTGGATTTGATTTCCAGTTCGAAGAATCTGTCCACTTTCTATCATCGTCGTCGCTATACGGCCCATCGTATATTTGGTATTCTTGTCTGATATAGGCAAGTTCCCATGCAGGCATTTTACTTGAATTTTCAAACGGATCGCTGTTGTCAACTCGTTCAATGTTACTTGTTTCGTTTACATTATCTGCCATTACTAATTTCCGATTGTGCTCCTAATTACATCTATTGTTGGAATATAAATGTTAACTCCGGCAACAAAATCAAAAACAGGATCATCTAAGACTTCAGGGTTTCTTGATTTAAATACCCACCATAAATCAGGATCGTCAAATAAATCACTTGCTAATAAATCAGGACGATAATTATATTGAGGTTTAAGTTCATATAATTTGTCACCTAGTTTGGCTGGAATTTGTCTATAGTTAAGAATGTCTAAACCAAGACTGTTTTGTCTAGTTGTAGCATATAAACTTGAATTTGAATATCTTGGCATTATAACATTCCTTTGTTAATTGTAAGATCACCGTTTATAAACTTTTTAATACTAAACTGTGCTTGGTCTCTTCTTGAAAATGCAGGTAAACATTCAATAGTAAATTCTGCTCTAGTTGGTACCGCAGTTGCTTGACCTTGTACTCCAACTGAGATATAATCAACATCTTCATTAAGAGTATAAAAGAAACTTGAAATAACAATTGGCAAATTGTTAAATTGATATTCACCATATCCGCTTAATCTACAAACCGGCGGTGGTGCACCTGCATCTTGTCCTCCACCAAAGTTCATTTTAGTAACTGCTCTCAATGCATGTATTGCTCCTAGCATATATTTTGCATCATCTGGATTTTGTGCTGTAAATGTTCCAACAATTGAAATTGCGTCCAGAGCCGAGTTCTGGTAAGCATAATACGTATAATTACTATGTGTGGGATTTAAATTATTATAATTGGCTCTGGTTTGTACAACAATTTGTGGAGTATAAGGAAATACTATTCCTCCATCTTTTGTGTCTGCTATATGTTTTGCTGGTCCACCTAAATAACTATTGGGGACTTTAATTTTGATTCTAGGATCTTCGCCAAACTTATCACCTGTGAATGAAATTGTTTGTACTGGTGGTTCTGATCCTTGTTTAGGACCTTCATCTCCAAGCAACGATTGTAATCGTTTTAGTTTTCCGCCTAAGCCAGATGCACCTATAAGGTTGTCAACTAGTTTACCGCCCACATTAGTTAATTTGTCATTCATATTATTTTGGCTCCTTTTGGTAATAATATTTATTGCATTTATTAACTACGTAGTTTATAATAGAAGTTACATACGGAGAATCTTATGAGAAAAGTAAAATATTTAAACAATAGAGATCTACTTAAACAGATCCATATAAGCAAAAACAGTTTTAGTTCGTATACTGACGACGATTACCACAGATTTGATATCATTTTACCAAGTTTAGAAAAAGTTAATAGACTTACAATAGCAGAAGCAAAAAGAAATCAGGCTGATAGGATTGGAAAAGCGGCATATGAAGCGGCTAGAATGTCAGGTGACAAAAAGACTAAACTTGCACAAGTTACACCTGATTGGCGTAAAATTGAAAAAACATCGTTGGTATTTAGAATTATGACATTTGATCATATTCCAAAAGCACCAGGTAGAAAACGCAAAACTAAAACTATTGCAGACGAACATGAACGCTGTAATTTTCCTCCATTCCAGCATTGGAGATTTGATGAAAATGATAATCTAGTTTGTGTAGGCAAAAGCCACTGGGAAGGTGGTATGCAAAACGGAAGTTTTAGTAAAGGACATGGTCGTGTTACTGAAGAACTAGGAAGAATGTTTTTAAAACTTGCTGACAGATACGGTACTCGATCTAACTGGCGTGGCTATACATATAACGATGAAATGAGGGCTCAGGCTGTATTACAACTTTCACAAATAGGTTTACAATTTGACGAAAGTAAAAGTGAAAATCCTTTTGCATATTATACTGCCGCAGTTACAAACAGTTTTACAAGAGTGTTAAACATAGAAAAGAAAAATCAAAATATTAGAGATGACATTCTACAAGAAAATAATCTTAATCCTTCATTTACTAGACAAAATGAAAATGTGTTTAAAGAAGATAAAGAAAAACTTGCAGAATTCTATAAAAGCATTAGACGTCCAAAAGCAGACTATTAAGGTTGACAAACCTATAAGGTTTCACGTATAATGTAATAACAATAGTATAAGGGAAGGCATGACACAATTATTTAAAAAGGCCGCGGTGTTTACAGACATTCACTTTGGTCTAAAATCAAACAGCAAAATTCACAACGATGATTGCGAAAGGTTTGTAGATTGGTATATTGAACAAGCCAAAGCAAACGGCTGTGATGTAGGAATCTTTACAGGAGATTGGCATCACAACAGAAGTGCGTTAAATTTAACCACTATGGATGCTAGTTTGCGATCACTAGAAAAATTAGGTAAAGCATTTGATAAGTTTTACTTTTTTCCTGGCAATCACGATTTATATTATAAAGACAAAAGAGATATTCACAGTGTAGTATTTGGTAAACACGTACCAGGTGTTACTGTGATTACAGAACCACAAGTAATTGATGATGTTGCTTTGGTTCCTTGGTTAGTAGGAGAAGAATGGAAACAAGTTTCAAAAATGAAGTGTCGATATATGTTTGGACACTTTGAACTTCCTAATTTTAAAATGAATGCAATGGTTGAAATGCCCGACACAGGCGAAATCAAAGCAGACGACTTTGCTAATCAAGAAATGGTGTTCACGGGCCACTTCCACAAACGTCAACAACGTAAAAATATCTATTACATCGGTAATGCCTTTCCACACAATTACGCCGATGCATGGGATGATGAACGTGGTATGATGACGTTAGAATGGGGAGGTGAGCCCGAGTTCATCGACTGGAAGGATTGTCCTAAATATAGAACTATTCCATTAAGCAGGTTATTAGACAAAACAGAAGAAATACTTGCTCCTAAAAATTTATATCTACGTGTAACACTTGATATTGATATTAGTTACGAAGAAGCAAACTTTATTAAAGAAAATTTTTCTGCACAATATGATGTAAGAGAAATAAGTTTGTTGCCTGATGCTAACGTAGACGACGAAATGAATAAAATGGAACCTGGTGAAATTGATTTTGAATCAGTAGACCAAATTGTAACCGATCAAATAACGAAGTTAGATACAGAAACATACAAACCAAACTTGTTGTTAGATATCTATAGAGGATTGTAATGTTTAAAATTAAAACCTTAACAGTAAAAAACTTTATGAGTGTAGGTAATCAAACTCAAGCAGTTGACTTTGATAAAAATTTACTTACTCTTGTACTAGGTGAAAACTTAGATTTAGGAGGAGATGATGCGGGTTCACGTAATGGTACAGGTAAAACTACTATTATCAATGCATTAAGTTATGCATTATATGGCAATGCACTAACAAACATTCGTAAAGAAAACTTAATTAACAAAACTAACGGCAAAGGTATGTTAGTTACTGTTGAGTTTGAAACTAACGGACAAAACTATAGAATTGAACGAGGGCGTAAGCCTAACATTCTTAAATTTTACAAAGAGAATGTCGACGTCACAGCAGATGATATTGATGAATCGCAAGGTGATAGTCGTAAAACACAAGAAGATATTGCAAAGTTATTGAACATGAGTCATACAATGTTCAAACATTTAGTGGCGCTTAACACATATACAGAGCCTTTCCTTTCACTCAAAGCCAATGATCAAAGAGAAATTATTGAGCAGTTGTTAGGCATCACTATCTTATCTGAAAAAGCAGAACGTCTTAAAGAAGAACAAAAAAGAATACGTGATGCTATTGCTGAAGAAGATGCAACAATTAAAGGTATCGAAACAGCAAATCAAAAAGTTCAAGAATCAATTGATAATTTAGAAATTAAATCTAAAGCATGGGACGCAAACCAAGCAGAAGAAATTGCTAGAACAACAAAAGCAATTAGTCAATTAATTACTGTTGATATTGAAGCAGAGATTCAATCACACAAAGATAAGAAAGAATGGTTAGTACAAGATACAGAACAAGCAAATCTTAACAAAGAAAAAGCAAGTTTAGAAAGTAGTATGTTACGTGCTGATCGCACACATTCTAAATATGAAACAGAACTAAAAGACATTGCTAATAAAAAATGTTTTACATGCGGTCAAGAACTGCACGACGAAGCACATGAAAAAATTCTTGCTGAAAAGCAAAATGATGTAACTGAAAGTCAAACATACATTGATGGTATTACATTACAATTAAACGAAGTGCAAGAAAAATTAGATGCTATAGGAGATTTAAAAGGATGTCCTAAAACATTTTATGATAGTAGCGAAGAAGCATATAATCATAAAAATAACCTAGCAAGTTTAGAAGAACGTAAAGTAGAAAAAGATGCAGAAGTAAATCCATACACAGAACAAATGGATGAATTACGTGATCAAGCACTGCAACAAATTAATTGGGATAGTATAAATGCTCTAACAGAAATGAAAGAGCATATGGATTTCTTGTACAAACTACTTACAAGTAAAGATTCATTTATTCGTAAACGTATTATTGATCAGAACCTAGCATTCCTAAACAAACGTTTACAATTATATTTAGATAAGACAGGATTACCACATCAAGTTGTATTTCAGAACGATTTAACAGTTGAAATTACAGAACTTGGGCGTGACTTGGACTTTGATAACCTCAGTAGAGGAGAACGAAATAGACTCATATTATCTATGAGTTGGGCATTTAGAGATGTTTGGGAAAGTTTATATCAGAGTATTAATCTACTGTTTATTGACGAACTTGTTGATAATGGACTTGATGCCGCTGGTGTTGAAAGTGCGTTGAGTGTACTTAAAAAGATGAGTAGAGAACGCAATAAAAACATTTATTTGATTTCGCACAAAGATGAACTATCTTCACGTGTGAATAACATATTGAAGGTAATTAAGGATAACGGGTTCACTTCTTATAGTAATGATACGGAGACTGTGAATGCCTAGGACTACCCATGAGTTGCTTGTTCAAGCAATGATGGACTACTATAACACGCAAGAAAGATTTGAAGCAAAAGGCTTCGATGAAACCGGCCGAAAGGCACGATCTATTCTTAGTGATATTAGAAAACTAGCGACAGAAAGACGCAACGAAATACAGGCAAAACGTAAGGCACTTAAAGTTATAAAGAAGGCAAACAAGCAGGAAAGCCAGAATCAAGATCCAGAATTATAGGCGCAGGTAAGTATCTGCATGGAGTGGACTTATCAGGGCAAAAAAATAGAAGATCTTCCACAAGACTGTGAAGGTTTTGTATACCTGATTACGAACACTACTAATAATCGCAAGTATGTAGGCAAAAAACTAGCAAAATTTAAAAAAACACGCCCACCACTTAAAGGCAAAAAAAATAAACGTAGAAGCAAAGTAGAATCAGACTGGAGAGACTATTGGGGATCTTCAGATCATTTGAATGCTGACGTACAAGAACTAGGCCCAAAAAATTTCACAAGAGAAATACTTTATTATTGCAACAGCAGAGGCTTAATGAGTTACCTAGAGGCTCGAGAACAATTTGAAAGACGTGTGTTAGAAACAGACGAATACTATAACGGAATCATTAATGTTAGAGTAGGCAGTTCAAAAATTCTTAAAGAAGCACTAGGCAACATAGGCAATACAAACAGCACACAAGGTTAGCAGGCCAGATTATAATACTGCTGAGTAAAAGGTCCCGTGATAAGGACACTCGTATACGTTGATCGACCACCACTGTGAGGTAAGCCATCAAACCAATTGGGCTCACTGGTTAACGGAGATTGAATGCTGTCAATCGAAAAACACAACACAGTTCATAAAAACTCTTTAGCAATAGGAACGAAGCGAGAGGTAGCGTAAGCGATGTCGACGTAGGTTGGGAAAGGTCAGAGCCCATTGAACTATGTGTATAAACAAATAACCTATTTCCAAGTCTTGGCTGTGACGAACTCACATGATGTTCAAGATTAGATGGAACCACTGTGTAGGTTCCGTCTGACTGAAACAATCTACATGATGCTAACAATTACTTCGTAATTAATTAATCTACTTTTAAATAATCGTGTTTGAGCGATAGCGAAAAACACAAGTGAACGTAGTTCACTTCTTAATAGTTTCACACTTAAACCAATGCACAACATCGTCACATGGATCATTAACATAATGATGTTCGAACCATTTAGTATCTTGTAAATCGTCTTTTGGTCTAGTGTAGATCGGGATCGCGTCCAAAGCCTGATTTGACTTGGCTTGTTTTATATTCTTCAATTTCAATCTCATTTGCCGGATCAGAAAGTTTTAAAAAGTGTAATACTTCTTGTGCTTGTTCTAGCGAGGGAATACCGTTAGCAAGTGTGTTGCGTGAGGTATGATCATATATTCTATACATTGTTATCATAGTAAGATTATTTAGAGTTGTAGTTAGTGTGATTAAACTGTGCTATTTGGTTTTTGACGGCTAGATTGCCGATTATATAAATACATTTAGGAGAAGACCACATGAAAATTAATGAATTTGCTATAATTGAGCCAAATATTGACGAAGCACCTATCGGTGCATTTAAAAGGGCCGCAACAGGCATTGCAGGATTTTTCGGCAGTGCTGGCGCACAAGCAGATGGCAAAGTACAAAGTGCAATTAACTCAATGTACAAAGAATACAAAAAGTTTTACACTCCTACACCCGAA